CCAAGTCCGAGAAGTACGGCAGCGACTTACGGATCGTCCACCATCCAAACGCTATCTTGTACCTGAATAAGGACTTGACTGGCGTAGCGCAGGGGACTATCCGTCCTATCCCGACCGGCTTCTCCGAAGACCGCTTAGGGCCCTTCTGGACCGGCTTGAGAATCTCTGGTGTTCCCATCTTTGAAGATGGAAACATTGAAGAGGACAGCTCGGGAGACGGGGTTGGAGCTATCTTTGATAAGGGCGCTATCGGCGTCTTGACCAGCGTAGCGATGAACCGGGAGCGCCAGCGTGATGCTTCTCTCCGCGCAACGGAGTTGGTCATCACCAGTGATTACAGCGCGTTCGAGATCGATGACAGCCGTGGGGCTGGTCTCACATACGTTGTCAGCAACCCCGCCACCAACGCCTAATAACTAGGGGGCTTTATGCCGAGAGGTACAGGACCAGAGTTAAAGGAAGAGCGACAATGGTTGGCCCAACAGGGCTTCTCCTGGTCGTTCATACAGAACAACCGAGAGAAGGCTACCTGGTACAAGCCAGATGGCACTGCCTTGCCGAACCTGCCTGCTGATCCTTACCACATGAGGCGTTACCGGGCCAGAGGGTGGACGTTAGTTCCCCCCGAAAGCCCGGTCATCCCCCAGGACGCTGTAGACCAGCTCCAGGAGCAGATATCCGCTGCTGTCGGGCTGCTAGATACTAATGATGAAGGTGCTACTTCTGTAGCACCTCATCAACATACGTTCAATAGGGCTATGGGCTCTCCCTGCCGCACAGAGGGTTGCACTTCTGTGAGGACCAGGGAATACAAGCCCAGAGCCAAATAAGGGCTGTAACGATTCCCGAGGCCCTTAATATCGGGGATCGCAGGACGTTGAACCTGTAACTAAGGAGAATTGAAATGGCTTTTCCACAGACAATCATGGGGAAATTCGGGTGGGAGAAACTAACCACCACTGCCCAGAAACATAAGCTGGGTACTCGTATGCAAGTCGCAGACCGCGAGTTCGTCTATGCAAGTACCGGCGAAGCTATCACTGCCGGGAAGTTGGTCATGGGTAAAGCAGGGACTGCTGCTCATCAGGTTGACCTAGCAGTCAGTGCTAGTTCTGCTGGTGCTACAACTGTCACTCTTAGCGGTTCTTTGTCTATCGCTAAAGACCTATACAAAGATGGCTGGCTTATCTTCAATGACACCGAAGAAGAAGGTCATATGTATCGGGTTAAAGGCAACACATTAGTAGCAAGTGCTACTGGGTGCGTAGTGACCCTCGATGAAGAAGACGGCCTAGTAGTTGCTATTACCACTGGACAGCAAGTTGGGTTATACGAAAACCCATTCAAAGCTGTTGAAACACAAGACGCTAATGATATCGACCATGCTCCTCTGGGTTGGACTTGCGTCGATATCGCATCAGGCTCTTACGGATGGCTCTGTGTTAAAGGGTTCACTACCGCGTTGATCGAAGGGACTCCAGGCCCTGGTCTCCCTCTTTGTGCATCTAACAGCGCTGATGGGTCGGTAGAGATACTGGATTCTGATGACGATGGTGAGGGCACTATCGTTGGCTACATGGGACCGATAGCTGGCGTGAACGGTGAATACGGCCTCATCAAAGCTAACCTAGAGTAATGGTATTAGGCGTCTGGTTACCAGGTGAACGGTACCGGATATATGAGCCGGGGAATGGCCGTGAAATGACGGTCCACATCCCCGGCGCAGATTCCATCTATGACGTTGATGAGCTGGACGAGATATGCCACTGGCAGCGTGAAGAAGCTGAGAAAGAGTGGCAGAACAAAGAGGACAAAGTCCCTCTCACCAGGACCCAGCAACATGACCTGGGCGGGACGTTGGTGGAGATCCGGGCCAGCAAAGAGTTCACGAAAGAAAACTTACACGGCAGGTATTGGTGATGCCCAAGGTAGGACGCAAACACTTTCCATACACAAAGGCTGGTTACAAGGCGGCTGCCAAGGCTCGCAAAAAAGGCGGGAACAAGAGCACTGCCAAACGTACTCCAAAGATGCGGCGCAGCTACTGAGGTGTTTAGATGCCGGTTGTCCAGGGTCGCACAAGAGAACAGATACGAGTGTCTGTGGGCTACAACCTACAGGCCCTTTATGTATCGTCAACCACTTCAAGCGTAGATGCCACTAGCGTAGTCGACACTACCCTGCGTGGTGGCGATGACGCGCACAACGGGAAGTGGATGGTCCAGACCTCTGGGACCAACGACGAAGAGATCAGGCAGATATCGGATTACACCCAGAGCTCCACTGACATGACAGTGGCCCCGGCCTTCTCGAACACTGTAGCTTCTGGCGTCACTTACGAGCTCTGGGACGAGAAGTTCAACCCAGCGCGTATCAATAACTTCATCGACCAGGCCATCATCGAGGTGACTGGCCGGGTCTACGACCCAGAGACTGACGTCTCACTCCACACTGACGGGAATACCACCACGTATTCCATACCTTCCCAGTTCGCCATGATCAACAAGATCGAGCAGCGGAAGACAGTGACAGCCACCAGGATCCACGAGTGCTCAGCTGCTTTTGATTCCAACACCGTGAGCAACTTCACTGCGGCAGTAGATACCAAAGACCGCAGGCAGGGCACCTCATCGGTGCAGTTCGATATCGGAGCTTCCGTCTCTGCCGGTGCGTTCCTTTACGACACCATCACCAGTGTGAACCTGAGTAAGTATGACTACATCGAGTGCTGGGTGAAGAGTTCGGTCGCTACCAGTTCAGGGAATCTGAAGCTACATCTAGATAACGCTGCTATCACCGGAGACGGTAACGACCTGGAAAGCCTTGATATACCGGCCCTCAGCGCCGATACCTGGACCTATGTCCGGATAGCCCTTTCCCAGCCCGAGAATGACACCGCGATCGTGAGCGTGGGTCTTGAGTACGATTCTGACTTCGGTTCTAGCAGCGCAGTAACTGTCTGGCTAGATGACATAAAGGCCGTAGTAGATTCTAGTGCTGCCTGGGAGAAGATCGGGCACCACCTCTGGAGCATAGATAAGAGCAACCGGAAGCTGGTGTTCACCCAGGACGGGAGAGCTGCAGCTCGCTACAACCTCCTACGCTTGACCGGAGGAGACCAGCCAGCGGTGATGACCGCTGATAGCAGTACCTGCGAGGTAGACGAGGGTTACGTTATTGCGAGGGCTACGGCCCTAGCCTTGTCGGCCTCCTGGGGTCTTCCTGACCCCGGGGAGGCCCGGCGTATGGCCCAGTTCTGGATGGCCCTCTCAGAGCAGGCTAAAGCCAGGATGCCGATGCTCCAGGGCGTTCGGACGGTCGACTGATGACGCAGCGAGTAATCCAGGTCGATGAGATATCTCTGAACTCTGTCCGCTACCCCATCGAGGGGCCGGTCCAGACGGTGCTGGCTTCCATCTATCCCAGCAAGGTTGTCCTGGGCGATACCACCAAGGACTCCCAGCTACGTGCTTCTGTGGCCGCCTGGACTGATTTCAGGGGCGGTATCGGAGCTGAAGAGGTAGTGGCGGTCGATGAGCCGTTGAACCGGGCCTGGTGGAGCACTCTGAACCTACGGAACCAGGGCCACCTGGTCATGGCGCCGCTCACCGAGGATGGGGCCGAGACCTTCAGTAACCTGATGGGTATCCTGGTCGAGTTCGGAGACAAGATTTACGGCACAGCTAACAATGGTAGTTCGACTGAGATCTACTTGTTCAATGAGGGCGTGAACGACTGGGGGGCCAACCTCCAGACCCTGGACGCTGGTGCAACGGACGCACTGTCGATCTCTCTGGGCGGCACCAATTACATGGTGATCGCCACCACGCTCTCTTATTGGTATACCTCCGACGCTTCTAGCTTCACTAAAGACACGACCAACACCAAGTATTTGGCCGAGTGGGATGACCGTCTCTGGGGTATCGATGCTGACGGCCAGCTCTGGTGGGCGCACACAGTAGGCACTGAGATAAACGATGCCAAGTTGTCCCTGACCGGTGGTGCTGATGAGGTTGCTGACCTGTTCGTAGCCCCTAGCGGCACTGGGGAACCGATCATCTACGCTGCCACCAGGACCGGCCTCTGGGCCCACGATGCTGATAACAGCCGGTTCATCCAGACCGAGCTTAGACTTCCCTTCCATCCCCAGGCCGGTGAGGGCTGCGTAAGGTGGCGGGATTCCATCTACTACCCGGCTGGACTGGGTATCTATAGGTACACGCCCAGCGCCTCTACCGCCTTTGTGACTGCAATGGGCCCGGACCGGGATGACGGCGTTCCTGCTGCTTACCGTGGGTTCATAACCGGTCTTATCCCGACCCATAACGACCTTCTGGCGATGGTCGATGGGTCAGCTCCTCCTGCGGAGCTGCCTTCTATCTGGGGTGGTTACGGCCAGCTTGGCGATTCTCCTGCCGTAGACGGCACTGGTTATTCAACGATCATGGCCTGGAACGAGCAGGGTTGGGAGGTCAAGTGGGCCTCCAGCAAGACTGATAACAACCAGATGAGGGCCGGGATAGTTGCCAACGCATATGCAGGTACCGGGGCTAAGAAGTCGACCAAGTACCGGGTCTACTGGGGAGAGAACGAGACCCTCCACTGGCAGCAGCTCCCGGTGGCCGTCGAGAATCCCAGACAAAGGAACACTTTCGAGTATGCAGCCTCTGGAGAGCACTTTACGCCCTGGTTCAGTGCGAACCAGAGCGAGGTAGAGAAACTAGCTCTCAGGCTGAAGGTTGAGGTCGAAGGGGCGTCCAGCACCGAGACCGTGACTTGTTACTACGGTATAGATGGGGATGATGACTCCTTCACCCAGCTCACTGATACTCACACAAGTGACGGTACATTCGATGCCAGTGATGACGAGATACAAGGTAACGGGATAACCACCTTCTTGTTCGGTGGAGTCAGTGCGCCAACAGGCACGGCCTTCAGAAGTATCCGGTTCAAGTTCGAGCTGGCTCGGGGCAGCACTACAGCTAACTCCCCAGACATCAGGTCCATCACCCTGGAGTTCAGGAAGAAACTGTCACCCAAGTGGGGCCACAGCGTGACGGTCGACCTACAGCACCCCTACGGTGGACGGAGCACTAACGAGCTCCGGGCTGCCCTGGTGGCAGCCACCGAGGCCAGCAGCCTGGTG